ATGCAAGGCCACGCGATTTCATGTCTTTCTTCGACTCCAGCAAGATGGAGCCAGAGGAATTAATTTTCTGTTTTGGCCCTGTCAGGTCAGCCTTTAACTGCCTATCATTGGGTAGCGCAGCGTCTTTTAGCCACGACTTCATTTCGCCCCACAACTCTGCACGTTTGTTTTGCCACATAGCCGGGGTCTTGGACTTCCATCCGAAGTTAACGCCACGCACTACCTTATAGCGCTGCTCTTTCAAGCGATCAAGGATGCCGTAGCCTAATCCGCCTTCGTCGAGGACGACGAGTGTGGGCTGGTACTCTTCAATCGCGTCGATAACTCGGCCAACAATCTCCATCGTGTCTTCGCCTTTAAAGCGCTTGATGGCGATGATGTCTCGACCTTTGCGGACGGCGATAACGGTCGAGTCCGCTCCGCTGCGAGCCGGATCGACTCCAATAACAATAGGCGCCGTCTCATCCTTGTACTTGCTACGCGACATCGCCAAATCCACAAGGCTAGGCGGTATGAATTGATCGTCTCCCTCAGACGGAAACTCTCCATAGACTTCCACCTTGGCTTGGGGTGAGTCGATGCCGTATTCGTCGATGATCTGTTGATACACCGACTTATCGGTTTCTTCAACGGTGCGAGCGTCAATGTTGCGGGTGTTCCAGAACGCACGCTTAGAGTGGAACGCCTCAAAGAAGTAGCCCTCGTTACGACGGGGGTTGCTAAAGGACATCCAGAAACGGTGCGGGGTGTTCTCCGTAAAGAAGCCTGCCGTCACCGACCAGATGGGGTCAGGGATACCGCTGGCTTCGTCGAAAATCACCATAACGCCGTCGAAGTTGTGGACACCGGCATAGGAGTCGGGGTTCTCTTCGGACCACAAGCGACCTTCGACCGACCAGTAGCGCGTACCTTTTTTAAGGTCACGTTCAACGAGTTCGGCGAGCCACTTAGCAGGCATCACGCGGGTGGCGCTAATCTCAAACCAATGCGAGTTGATGAGGAGCGCTGCCCACTTAGTAATTTCTGCCCATGTGATCGAGCGTAACTGCGCTTCCGAGTTAGCCGACACAATGGTCGTCGAACCAATCCGGGTACTGAGCATCCACAAGATGAGCCACGACACGAGCGCAGACTTACCGATACCGCGACCCGAAGCCGTAGCCATACGCAGGACTTCGTAAGAGGTAGCGGTCTTGTTCTTCGCAACGTGCCCGGCGATGTCGCGCAGGATTTCCCGCTGCCACTTACGCGGACCCTTGAAGTGTTCTAAAGGCGTGCCTTTCTGGCCCCAAGGGAAAGCGAGTAGCACGAAGGCCTCTGGGTCGTCCTTGATGACGGGCGACCAGAGTTTGCTCATCAGCAACTCTTCTTCTTCGGGGCTATAGATCGGCTGTTGCATTAGTAGTTTTCTTCACCCGGAAGCGGTGCGCTCATTGAGCCACGAATAAAGTTCAGCAACGACTGGTTCTTTTTGTCGGTGGCTATTTTCTTAAAGTTTTCAGTGTCGGAAGCATATTCGCCGCTCGTTTCCCAACGAGTTCGGCCAGTACCAATCCAAGCCCTAGAAAATGGAATACCTAACCGTTTAGACACTTTGGCCTTGTCGTGTATAGCGGCAATCACAGAAGCGGCTGACGGGCCATAATCTCTGGCGTATTGGTTGTAGATCGCCATTGACTCAGGGTCATTGACGTTAAATTCATTAGTTCCCAAATTCTCTCTGCCCTCTTTAAGAAGCATGGCAGTGACAATTTCAGGGGTTATGTTTTCTGCAACGCCGGGAACCTTGTTGCGAATGGCATCGCCAATGGCCGTTGAGTAAAGGCGGACCTCTTCCATATTGAACTTTTTAGGAAGCGTCTCTAGTTTTCCGCGACGACGGTCGTACCGATAACCCTCAACTTCTAATGGGGTGTTGTGACGAAGCAACGAGTCGGCGAAAGTAAATTTCTGCCCACCAAGCCCGTAATCACGTTTAGCGGTTTGTGTGGGCCAGTTAATGTATGGCGATTTCGCCAACGCATTAACGTCTTCTTTAGGCTCGGAACCGAAGAACGCCGCCAATCTATTCAACACTGACATGTTGTTTGCCCTCCGGTGCGTACTGTATCGCAGCGGGTTGCTCGTGCGCTAATTGATCCGGTGTAGCGTCATATACGCGGCCCGCCAAGACGCGAGATTCTGCCTCTTGCAGCGCGGCGACAATACTAATCTGGGATTTGATATCGACTTGGACTTGTTGCTTGGCGACCCATCCGTGAAGGTGGGTAAGCAGGGCGAGGGCTGCCTTGCTATCTCCCTCAAGCGCGGCAGAGCGCAATTGAGTCGCCGCCTCAACCTCAGAGTCCGCACGACCTTTCCCCTCAGCGACCGCAGCCGCGTTATCTAACTGGCAGAGTCTACGGTACTCGACGGGCAGCAACCCAGCCGCAAAGGCCAAGGCGTCACCTTTTAGCCCGAGTTTGGCAGCATCGTAAATCTTTTGCAGAACCTCCGGCGATGCCTTCAGTTCACGAGGCGCAAAAGGAATGGACTTAAAGGATTCTGTTACGAGGTTCATACCGGAACTCTTTGCCAGAACAGGCGGGAACGTCAGACATCCAACCGTGGTGGACAGCGTGGGCACACCAGACCTTTTCAGCAACCCTAGTCACTTGAGCGGCCCAGAAGCAAGAGCGGCATACCAGAGACTTGGCAGCAAACTCTGCCCACTCCAACTCCGACATACGTATCGACATAAGCGGACTGTAACAGAAGGTTTGGCAAGGAAGGAAGAGCAAGAGCAACGTGCAGGGTGATCCTGCCGGGAGGCCGCGATCTCCAACAACCGTGGAGCCTGTGTGCCGAGGCGGAAGCGTCTAGGGATACGTTTAGTGCCTTAGATGGTGCATCCCTTGCGGGCTGCTTCAGTTACCTCTCGGTCGCTACCAGCGCATCTGGTCAGACGTTGCTAATAAAGGATAACGGTAAAAGGTTTATTAGTGGAGAGGGTTAATAAAAAAATAAAAAGTTTTTGTGAGGGCATCGTAATCGTGACCGGTCAACCCATGGCCCTACCCCCCCTGTTGTTTTGCCACAACACCCTGTTGTGCGTGTACCACAACCCTAGACGCTAATCATTCTCATTAGCCATAACAGAATCGTTTGCAATACGTTATGTTGCGTAGATGCAACACGTTGCGTTTATGCAACATGGCTAGGTTGTGGCGTAGATGCAACAGTCATTGTTGCGTGGGTGCAACAAGGTAGGCGGAAGCGGTGATCCTGTTAGTAATGTCAGTAAGTAGTCATTTTTTTTAAGTTAGTTTTCTACACGGGACACTTTTACGAATCAGGCTAGAAACTCTCTTTTTTACTAACACTCCTCGATCTCCTTTATTTTTCAGCCACTTCCGCGTAAGTAACCATTTTTCGCCAAACCGTCATAAAACGTTTTACAGACGACATCGAGCAACCCTTAGCCTTGCCCTTAGTTTGCTCTGGAATCGCCTGTAATAGAGTGATCCACAAGTTATCCACAGTCTCAGCCTTTTCAGCCTTGCCTAACAGAGTGCCCGTAAAAAACTTGTTTACAGGCTTAGCGAAAGTGTCTAGGCTGTCCATGTTGACAACATAAACACGGAGCAATCGCACATGACTCAATATGAAGTCGCTTTCAAGCCAACCGACAAAGTAGGCGATCACTACCAATTAACCGTCACCGCACCATCGCTGTTTCAGGCTGTAACGCTTGCCCATCAGAATCTAGGCAAGATCATCGGTCGCGCCAATGCTCGCGCTTATGCCGCCTTCATGGCTCAGGAGAAGCAATCATGAGCATCCAGACCATTAGAAAGATTCAAGCCATGATCGACAAAGGCCTCAGCGCCTACCACATCAGCCAAGCGCTAAAGGCTGAGGGCAAGCGTGTCTATTGTTTCGGCAGTTACTACACCGTAGGCCGCAAACTTGCTGATCGCGTTTGCTTTTACGAAACCGACAACGGCGTGAAATGCGGCTCAGTTGCCGATATGCAATTCCGCAACGCTAAGAGCAAAGACGCAGACGTTAGCGGCTTGCGCTCGCTGTTTAACTTTTAATTACGGAGCAACTGCAATGCTTTCATCGTTCACTAATGAGTCAACCAACATGATGTCGAAGGTTCAATATGTAAACCTTCCGTTTCGCAAAGACCTTAGCAACTGCTACAAAGTCACGTTGCACGATCTCGACTCTGATAACTACGTCGGAGTGTCTCGACACTTCGCAACACTCGACCTTGCAGAAGCGTATGCCAAGAAGTTGGTATTCCCGAAAGGCGGAAAGATCGCCTCTCCGACCTTTCTGCCAGTGATCAAGTAATGAAACTCTTTACAGTCTACTTTCGCGGCACTAGCAACGTAGCAGCGGAGCGCATCTGCGCTTCGTCTGCTCGTGCAGCGGTAAACCTTGCCGCCACGCTTGCCAACTGCTCACCCGTCTACCTAACTGCGAGGATCGCAAAATGATCACAGAAGCAAACAAGGCCATCATCCTTGCCCGTAAACATATCGGCAACGGAGCGTTGATGGATTCATCTGCGCGAGTCTGCCTCAACGATGCGTTACGCGCCGTCGAGCGTGACGACTACCGCGCTGCCTATATGTGGGCAGTCAAGTCATTGGGCTACTCGGTTGGCATTTTTCACGCTGACTATCAGCAGGTGACGAAATGACTCACTTCTTAAACTCTGTCGTCTTCGTAGGCTTCACTCTTGCTTGTGTTGCCTTTGTAATAGATTCATTTACACTCGGAGCCGGTGGCCTTACCGTTGCCGGTATCGCTGCCCTTATCGACTACTGCCGCAACTAATAACTAACTAGGAGAAACAATCATGCAAGCAATTCGTACCCGCTACCACGGAGCAACCAATACCCGCGGCTCCCGAATCACCGCATCATGTGAGGCTGGCTCGCTCACGTTACCGCGTGACTACTCGCTGGACTTCGACCAAGACCATGCCAGGGTCGCGCAAGCCCTTATAGAGCGTCTGGGCTGGCCAGGCACTTACCACGGTGGTGGCTTTGGCGATGACTACTACTGGGTGTGCGAGTCAGGCTGGACGCCAACCGTTGAGGTAGCCAACACGCAGGAGGCCGCATGAAAATCGAAGTTATCGGAGCGCGTGGTAAGTACACGGGCGACCTACTCTCTGCCGCGCCTGACCTTTTGGAAGCCTTACGAGCCACGCTCCGCTGCCTTGAGTGGCACGAGCAGCGGCATGGCGTCGGTATGGATGCAAAAGCCGTGAAAGACGCCCGAGCCGCTATCGCCAAGGCTACCGGGGAGGCCGCATGAGAACGTATGACGTGGTGCTTTTTACCTCCATCCAAGAGATTGTGAGCGTACAGGCCAGAGACGAGGACGACGCTGCCGAGATCGCCTTGCACATCGTCCGAACGGGCTATACGAAACACGACCAACTGGATTGGGACGTCGAAGAGGTAAATATAGGAGACCCCGCAGATGTCGCAGAATGACCAGATTAGAGCCGCCCTAATTCTAGGGCGGTCACTTACCCCGCTCGATGCCTTGCAGGATTACGGCTGTTTCCGCCTTGCCGCTCGGATTGCCGACCTCCGCCGTGAGGGTATGGACATAGAGTGCATTAACGAAACGAAGAACGGCAAGCGATACGCTCGCTATCAACTGCGGAGGCCTTATGTTGCGGTTTAAACTCTGGCGCAAACTGACTAGGTGGTTCGGCCGTGGGTTGATCGACTGGCGGGAAGTGCCGCCGCCAAACGTCCGCTCTAGCCGCGCACAGCACCCATTGTCTAACTATTGGTGAGCCTATGGAAAAGCCACACATACCCACGATTGCAGAATTAGAGGCGCTATTCGCGGCCGATGATGCGCCCATGGTGTACCGGGCGCCCCCTAACCCTGAGCGCCTTAAAACGGCTGTGCGGGCTTTCCTGAGCGCATGGGACGACGAT